CCACCTTCTCTACCTATAATACCAGCTGCTTTAAATAAACCTCTAGTTACCATTTCAAAACCAGCTTCAATAGCACCGGTACCAGTAGCATTTAAAAAAAGTTTATTTATACTTTCTTTTGGGTTAGCCTCAAGTTCTTCTTCAAATTTATTACCAGCATAACTAACACCTAAAGCTACCATAGCTGGTACACCCATAAAAGCCGCTGCAATAGAAGGCCAAGATTCTACACCAGCAACAACTGCTCTTGCACCTAAGTTTGCTAATTTTTTTGGATCTTTTTCTTTAGTAGCCTCTATTAAATCTTCTGTTAATGTTTTATCGTATTTAATATCAAATTGATCAAAATATTTACCAGCATTTGAAAAAATATTATCATCTCCTTCAGATAAAAATCCAAACTCTTGATTTTCTTCTAACCAAGCTATTTTTTCTGCTTTTTCTTCTGGTGTTAAATCTTTATAAACATAATCTAAAACAACTCTTTCACCTGCTTCAAGATAATTTACTATACCACCTAAAGTCTTTAATCCAGCTTGAGGTATACTAGTAAAAAGATCAACAGCATAGTCTTTAGCACTAGGTTTTTTTTCACCAATATCTACAAGCCCTTTTTGTTTCATGGCTTTTAAATATGAATCAAAATCCATGTTATACTTAACAGCAGCGTCTTGTAGTTCTTGATTAGAATATTGTATACCGTTTAATTCAAACATATTTTATTTTTCTATTGGTTGATTAAGATAACTACTTAATTCTTGGGCTTCTTTCGCCACTTGAGATTGTGGATTTAAAGCATCTTGGTTTATTTCAAAATTATCTAATCTATAGCCATGCTGCCAAACACCACCTTTCTGCAACATTTTTTCATTTGTTATTGGTGTTCTTACGATTTCACCCTTATCATTTTTCTCTAATAATTCATATGTATTTTTAGATTCATTAAGTTCATAATTTGATCCATCTGGACCTACTATTCTAGGTGTTTTGTTTTTTATATCATTTAGGAAAATTTCCGCTTGATTTTTTGTTATGTATCCTACACCACCCATAACATTTAACGTATCTCTACCACCTTTACCACCTGGACCTGTACCTGGAATATAGTTATCTTTACCTCTATTATAAGAATCTTCAGTAACATCTTTATAATATTCAGATACTAAATCAGTTAAAATATCAATATTTTCTTTTTTATACATCCAAGAAGAATCTGTACCTTTTGGTATTTGTTCGTAAAATTTTTTATCTAATAAACCTTCACTCCACATTCTCTCAAATGATAAAGGACCCGCTTTTCTTCTATTTTCACCTTCACCTATATAATACTCGTTATCACCTGTTAAATCTGTTTTAGCCATTACCATTATGCCTTCAGGTCCAGTTTCTTTAAATTTATTAATATAAAGATTTTTTATATCGTCACTATAGAAATTACCTCCTTTTTCACCCATTTGTTTAGCGATAAGATTTTGTTCTAAAGTAAAGGTTTCTGCTATATTATTTTTAACGTTCCACTTACCAGCAACATCTTTAAATTTATTATAAGCTTGTCCACTTCCAAAACCAATGTCTCCATTAGCTTCTATGGTAAAAGCACCTTTATTAGTATACATTTGAGTATAAATTTCATCTCCTTCTAAGTCAACAACTTGACCTTTATCAACCGCGTCCCAATAACCTTTTCTTTCGTTAACTAAACCTTGTAATTGTTGATTTAAATTACCAAAAGAAAATTTAATAGCATCCATTTTATCTAAAATATCTGTATCTTTAGTTCTAGCATAAGCATCTGCTAGTTTTGCATATTCATCTCTTTTGCTTCTTACAAAAGTAGTTACAGCCTCTTTATTATAACCTTGTTCTAGTAAATTTATATTTTGTATACTACCTAGATCTGCTAAATAAGCTTCTCTAGTAGCTTTTAATTCTTCTTGTTTTTGTATACCAGTTAAAATAGATCCTGTAAGACCTTGTGCAAAAGCCGCGCCTCCAATAGAAGTTTTTCTAGCTTCTGATCTTGCTAAATCTCCAGCACCTTGTATTAACGATTGATTTGCCATATTAATTTATTCTTTTAAATTCAACATCTATCATGCTGTAGTCTACCATGTCATAACCATCGTTACTAACAATAGCGTTTAAAGGTATTTCATCAGACATTACGCCTTGATATATACCATCTCCATATTTTGTATTTATATATTCAAAACTATATATATTTAATCCACTAAGTGATTTACCAATTAAGTTTATATTCTTTTTTAGTTTTCTATCAGATGCAACAGCCATAGCAGCTGTTCCAAGTAAACTGCCAATACCACCATATAAAGCAGCATTTGAATCAGCTATAGCTTGATTTCTTTGTGCTAAATCTTGTTGTGCCATACCTAATAAAGTACTCGTTTGGTCAATTTGTAAACCTCTAGCTCTTTCAGCACCGGCTAATCTCATCTGCTCTGCTTGTAACGCACCCTCTCTTTCTGCCATTTGTAATCTACTAGCTTCACCTCTTTGGAGTTGTTGTACTTGCATAGCTCCTTGAGCTGCTAAAGCTTGGTTTCTAGATTCTTGTTGTCCAATAGAAGCCGCTGCTTGTTGAGTTTGTAATTGTCCTTGCCTTGCTAACGATTGCGCTAAACCAGCAATACCACTAGCACCAGCAGCACCTCTTAAACCCTGCATTATATTTGCCCTTTGTTGCGCACCTTGTTGTGCTTCAAATTCTGCTTGTTGTTGATTTACTGTTAAATCTTCATATGGATTTTCCATGCCTTCATATACATTTTGCATACCAGCAAATTGGTTTTGTACATTAGCAGCTAAGTTACTAGTATCTAAATTTTGATAAGCAGTTAGCATATCATCATATTGTGTTTGAGCAGCAGCTTGAGCATCCCTTCTTCTACCTCTCCCAACCAAACCTTGTATTATACCCCCAATACCACCAGCAACTTGACCCATACCTTGTGATCCTAAGTTTCCAGCAAAATCAATACCTTGACCTCCTCCACCTCCAATTGGAGACATTTGGCTTCCACTAAGCAGGTCTAACCCTTCTCCTGACACGGTAAATTGTTTTAATGGTGAATTTTCCATATTTATTCTTTTTTATATAATTATTATCACAGTTTTCACTGTTTTTTTACTTTATGTAATAGAAAGTAATTTTTCTACATCAAATCTTACGTAAGGCGCAGTTCTGTAACTAGCTCGCACTATTTCTACGTTACCGGTTATAGTTGCTTTTTGACCAGCGTTTGCAAATGTTAATGTTACACCACTTTCTAAATTTTGAGCTGCACTTAATGTTAACTCTCCAGCGCCACTAGTAACACTTCTACTAACAACAGTAGGATCAGCTACGGAAGGATCAATACCTATTCCGCTAACCGTGCTAACACCTGGTAGTATTCCATTTACAGAAGCAACTGGTATCGTAGTGCTATTTACAACAGCAGCTGTAGTTGTTGTAGTTACTACATCTAACTCAACTTTTAAATCACTAAATCGTAAATTATAACCTTTTATATTAAATATAGCCTGCGTACCGTAACCACCAACATATATAACATCGCTAGCAAGAGAAAGGGGTTGTTGTTTATTAAAAACAATATTACCAGCTTGTGTTGTTAAAACACCATTAGTTATTGTTGGTGTTTGGTTTTTAGTAGTTTTAAAAGGAGCTGAATTTTCTATTATTATTTGTTCATCTGCTGTTCCTTCGTTTAAAGTTATAGTATCTTCATAATTAGCTATCTCTGTGTCTGCAAGAATATTACCACTAGGAAAAACCTGCATACCTTCTAGTACATTTTTTATATCATCTACCGGCCATTGGTAATTTTTTCTATTACTAAAAGTTAAAGTAGTACCATCTACAAGTGCTCTACTTAATGACATTGAAAATTCTTTTGTATTGTCACCATCTGGATCTAAAGCAACTACAGTTACTACACCTCCATTAATCCTTGGGTTAAACGTTATTGTTGCACCATCAGCACAAGATATTTCTGCACTAACTTGTATTTCCTTTGCGTTATCCCCATCTGGATCTAAATGCGTTACTGTTATTATCTCTTTACTTAATATTTTATCAAGAACTACGTCCCCAGTAGTACCTTGTGATGGAAAAGTTAATGTATCCCCAACACCACATCTTGTGTTAACATTATTATCAAAAACAATTCTATCAGAATCTGAAGTTGCACCATCAACAGTGTTAGTAGCAGTTGATGCGGTTACTCTATCACCAACAGTAATTTTATCAGCAACATCGGTATCCATTACGATTTTATTTGAACCCGCTGTAAAATCACCATCAACAGTGTCAGTGTTACTACTCTCTGGATATTCACTTTCTCCTGGTAGCAACTCTGCTGCACTACCTACAGTAAGTTGATTAAAAGTTAAAATATCATTTGCAGTAGGTTGTTTTATTATTTGATAAGATTGAGCTACATTACCTACACTGCAAGAAAGCGTAAAAGCTTGTGAAGCGGAGCTACCAAATCTAGGAACAGTAATAGCATGTTCTACTTTTGAAGAACTTTCTATTATATTTGCAACGTTATTTGGAGAATATGGAGATAATGTTAGTGTTAAATCTAAATATTGATATATAACTTTTTGTATAAGTAGAGAATTAGATCCTATAGTAGAATTAATATCAAGAGTATTATCCGCAAATCTTACTTCATTATAATCCGCGTGCTCTGTACCAACTTTAGCCCAAAAACTAATATCATATTGATCATTATCAGTAACTGTTGGAAATATAATAACATTATTATATTTTTTTGTTGTTAATTTTACATCTAATGATGTTTTTGTAGCTTGAAAACTACTTGATTGAAAATTATAATAATAATTATCTTCGTTTTTAACTTCCAACATAAACTCTGCACCAATATCTCCAGTTATAGTAAAACTTCTAGTTTGACTAGCTGCTGGTAGATCTGAAAAATCTAAATCAAACGTATGTAAAATTTTAGCCATTTTTAATTATTTTAAATTTTATCTTCATTTATTATATAGTTTCTAAACCAAGCCTCTAATTGTTCTTCTGAATAATACGATTCTTTTGGTGCATCTTTTTGTAAAACGCTTAATAATTTATTTATTCTTTTTTTATTAGTCTTTAACCCACTAGAATATAACGACATTAAAGTATGTATACGATCATATTGAAAATTAGGATCTATAGCTTTTGAATAAGTATTTCCGTTTAGGTTAAATGGAAATATACCTGCACTAGGAGGTAAGACAAGTAAATGCCATCCAATATCTTCAAGAAAAGGATTACATCCACAAGCTGGACTAGCGGATTGCATAAAATGTGCTTTTGAGTTTAATCGTAAATACTTATACATCCAAAACTTATTTAAATTTCCATTTGTTTGATTATAAATTAATCCACTGTAAGAATTTGGAATAGCAGCTTGATTTGGTCCAGTATAAAGCGGGTGATTTGGATGTGGTTTATGAACATGATCATACTGTATATTCATATATTCTATCCATGAGTCTACAAAATAACTACATTTTGTTTTACCAGCGTTTAGTTGTGCTGAAGTAAAAGTAGATGGATACATATTGTAATCTTGCCACTTTTTAAAAGTATAATTACGTAAACACGTCATAAAACCTGTTGATGCTACTGTTCCAGCAATTACTCCTCCCCACCCTGTTAGAGGGGTTGTAAAAAAACTTAATACTTGTGGAAATATTGATGGTTGACAACTTGGGTGATCAATTAAAGTTGAGTACTGTGGATACATCGCCGCTGCAGATGCTATACCTTGGAACCAATCTATAGTTTGAGTACCAGGTAAACCCACACCGTAATACGATTCCTCAAGAGTAAACGATACTAAGCCATAATTATGTGTTTTACGATAATAATCCCAAGCACTTATATTTCCACTTGGGTGTGGTATTTCTGGTTGAACATAAGGCCCAAGTGTGCCATAATTATCTGCTACAAACATAAAGGTACCACCTCCCATGTCAAAATCTATTGGACTACAACCTGGAAAATCTAACACTTGAGCTGGTAAAGTAGTACCAGGACCATCTAGTGCTGTAAGCCACATCTGAATCGCACTAGCGCCAGTAAGAGGATGTATTGTGCTAACAGACCAAGCAGAATTTGGAGGCACTCCAGGGTTTGAAGTATTAGTCCATCCCCAATTATTTTGTACATGTTGAAAATACTTGTTTGAATGTGATTGTCCTGAAGACGCTGATCCTGGCATGTTTTATATTTTTATTTAATTATTTACTACTTTCTGTTACTTCTGAACCAATTGAAAATAATTCTATTTTTTGATTAGATGTGTTTCTAAAACTTGCTTTCATATAATAACCCGAAACACTAGCGTTGTTAACTCTTTGGTCTTTTTGAAACATAATAAAATCACCCGTAGTTGGTAGTGGAAAACAACCCACACAACCTATAATAGTATCATCATACAAAACCACTGGTTGGGGTGACATGCTTACTAATACACCTAGTTCATATACTGTTCCTGACGTTTGACTAAATTCAGTAGCAAAACCACCATCAACAACATTGCTTTGTGGTGAATAATATATTTTATCTCCAAGTTGAAGACTTTCGTTAAGGGTTATACCACCCATTGGCAAAGTTAACGTTAACATAGTTTTATTTTTTTATTTTTAAACATTTTAATAAACAGTACTAGACCCATCACCTAATTGTGTATATGTAAAAAATACAAGATCTGCCTCGTATGGTGTTAATTGGTTGTTATTATTAGGATCTTGGAATTGTCCAGAAATTTGAATATCAAGGCGCATCTGTGTTCCACTAGTTGTAAATTGTCCTAATAAAATCCTTCCGTTACTATCAGGAAACTGTAAATCTGTAGTAGTTCCAGGAGGATAACTAATTATACCTTCTATCAACCCGTTATTGTGCATATTCCACTGATCAAAACTTCCTTCGAAATTAGCAATATTAGTCTCACCTGCGGTAGACAAAGTTGGAGCTGACAAATACTGAGTATCTCCAATAGTAAGAAAAGTGTCAAATGCAAATGCTGGATCATAATCAATCCAGGTTTGTTGCAACGTGTGTTGAAAATTAGCGTGCGTGCCAAATAAAGATTGGTTATAAAAAGTACCATTTACCGTGGTTACTGATGTATTTTGGGCTTGAACTGGTTTTGAAAATATCCCTGTTATACTGGTCACGGAACCAGTTACAGGTGTCCCTACCGCGGCAGGCTCTACAAATTTTGCGTATGCTCTAAACGTTTGATAATCTGCACTTGGTAGTATTGATTTTCTTAAACGTATATCATCAAGTATTACACTAGCAGAAGAAGTGTCACTAGTAGTTGATAAACGTAATTTAAATATTGATGAATGTGCTGTAAATGATTGTCTAAGATCCACAGGTAAACCTTCATTATAGTAATTGTATTGAGTAAGATCAATATCAACATCATCAATATGTACTGTGCCATCTGATGCTAATTGTTCAATTTGAAGTTTTGCGTCACTATTTGAGTCGTTTACTTCTATTAATTTAAATGCAACTTCATATTCTTTACCAACTTCCATTAAAGCATCAGTATAAGAATTACCATCGTCTGAAATTGCTCTCACTCTAGGATTAAAACCTTGAGTTTGCAAATTAGGATCATTTGGATCTTGGTATGCTACAGGATGCTTTATTAATTTAAGACAGTTTGTAATACTATAAGCGCCATCTTGAAAAATTTGAAAATTTTCAATTAACTGAACTGGTTCATCGTAACCGTAAGTACTTGGAAAATTTATATTAGCTCCCGTATCAATACCCCATCCACTTCCATTTGTACCTAAAGGAATACCATTTTCAAAAGAACTATTTTCAATTAAATTATCACCTTTATTTTCAACTCTTTCAAGAATTGGATATATATTATAATAGTTGGTAGCAATAGGTACATAAGTACCACTAGTACTAAGCCAATTATTAGACATAATATTTAAATCATTTACCCCAACAATACCATCACCATCTATATCCCCGTTAGTATATGGAGTTACAGTTTGACCAAAGTTGTTAATAATCAAGTTTTGATCAGATAAATTAACCATCCCATCACCATCCGCATCTCCCGGAAGAAATCCAACATAACTAATACAACTACCATCGTCTGTGTTAGCTGAAGGATCGTAAACACTATCATTTACTCCTATATTATATGTACATCCTAATACTACAGGAACACAAGTACCATCATCAACTGTAGCAGTATTATCAAAATTAAAAGCGGTTGCATCTGTACATCCTGGTACTCCTATTAAGCAAGAACCATCATCATAGTTTACACCGTCACTACAAGGATATGCAGTATTACCAGTTGCGCAATCATAATTACCTGCGCTTACGTTAGAACAACCAGTAACTAATTGGTCAATTGCAATACTTCCTTCAGCGCTACTACCCATTGGTGATATTCCAAAATTAAAATTACCACTACTGTAATCACTAGCATCTGGCAATCCAATACCATCCCAACAATTTGTTTTAACTACAATAGCATAAACTACATTATCATCTAAAGGAGTTAGTGTTGTATAATGTGTTGTTAAATTTGATACTGAATTCCATTGTGAAAAATCAGAAGGAGTACTACCATCAACTGCTACTTCAACATAATATACAGTGTAGTCTACAATAGATGCGGAATCATTAACTGTAGCTGGTGGATCCCAAGATACAGAAACTTGAGCAACTATATCGCCTCCAATCTCAGCAAAAGTATAACTACTTAACACATTGCTTACGTCTCCGCAGTATAAACATTCGGTATCATCAGTAGAACCACTAGTAAAATTAACAGCATTACCATCATTACAAGAGTACGTATAACAACTACCATCATCAGCAGTAGCTGCTGGATCGTAATGAATTGAACTATTATCTGTACATCCCATTGTGTTGTAAGTACAAGGATTATCAGGATCGTCTGTGTTAGCTAAAGAATCATAATTTAACGCTGTTGAATCTGTACATCCATATATAAATGGAATACAAGAACCATCATCAGTATTAGCATTAGAATCATAGTTAAATTGTGTTGAATCTATACATCCATAAACTGGATATATACAAGTACCATCATCCGTATTTGCATTAATATCAAAATTAAGTGCTGTTGAATCAATACATCCTGGATAAATACAAGAACCATCATCTGTATTAGCTGAAGAATCATAATTAGTAGCTGTATTATCTGTACATCCTAATGTAACTGCGATACAAGGATTATCAGGATCATCATACGCTGCTGTTGAATTATAATTAAACGCATTTGGATCTGTACATCCTAAAATAGGATTTGATGAAGGCTCAGCTTGTACGGTACCTAAACCTTGAAAAGCAGTATCAGCAACATCAAACATCCCAGTAACTTGACCACCACCTGGATCATAACCATATGTTGAATACGCAGCGTTTCTACTTGCTGCCTCAGAAATTACACCAGTACCACCAGCCATACCTCTTATGTAGTTAAACCATTTACCTTCTTTTTCTACAAAATCTTGAATTTGTCCTCTTTCTTTATTTGTGTAAATTGTATCTATATTCCAACCCGCTTTATAATACAAATTATTATGGTTTGCAGCAGAGTATGTTCCAGTAACAACGTTTGTTCCAGGTAAATAAGTTTCGTAACTTTTTAGTTCATTAATCCTACCTTGTGAACCCTCGTAGTTTACAGTATGAAATGTTTTTACAATTTCAGGATTATCGTTTAAAATTACATCTACACTACTAGGATAAAAAACATTATAAAAAGTATTTCTATTAACATCTTTACTATTATGTAACCAAACATGATTATTATAATATGTATAATAATCATTAGAGCAACTTAATCCATTTTGCATGTAGGCAAAAGACTTAAAACTAACCCAACCTTTTACATCTTCTTTAAATGAAACTGTAAATTTGGTTGTTCCAAGCCCTTCACTACCAGACACAAGTTCTGGATGTTGGTGTAATGTAATATTATATTCTTTTTTGTAAGAATCGTAAGATCCTATTAGTTGTTTAGATAACTTTAAATGATCTCTAAACCAATCTTTCATACCAAAGTTTGATATTGGTGTTAAACCATCTTTAGATAATCTTAAAACAACACCTCTAACTTTATCTGTAAAATAACACCTGTAAGATTCTGATGCAAAAGATTCTGGATTTTTAGATATACCGTATTCACCGCTATAAGGTATAGCTTGTCCTAACACATTTTCTGTAGCTATTAATTGTGGATTCCCATCAGCATTATATATTGCGTCTTTATTTGCTAATATTTTTAAAACTCTATCTTCACATAATGCAATTAAATCTCCATCAGCAGTTGATCTAGCATGTAATTTTTGAATACTACCATATGAAGGGTTTATTTCTTTTGTAATTTTTTCAGCTTGAATAAACTGATTTAAATCATTTGTTTCACTGTTTTTATTATAAAGACCAGAATATATTAAACCATTTAATTTTCTTTCTTGTTTATATTCTCCTTGTAAAGACGCTGAAACTTTAACTCCTTTAGTAATAAATGATTCATTAAAAGAATCTTTTAAATATGTAGACTCTACACCGTTACCAAAAGAAAAGCAATTATACCAACTAAGAGATATAGCGCAATCTTCACCAATAGTTGTTTTTGTAACCCAAATTTCAGTATCAAACGCAAGAAATGTAGCCACATTTGCTTGTTTTAATTTTAAATAAATATTATTACCGTTAGGAGTTATAAATAAAAGCTTATCTTCATTAGTAATAATTTTTTGAAACTTTGTATTAGCAGTAAAACCCATAGGGCTATTATTTAAAGTCATACAAGAACTAGAATACCCACCTGCTTTATCTTTGTGCGTAGCAACCGTAACGCCATCTAAAAAACTTGGATCTTTTGGATATATTACTTTTGACCCCTCTGGAATAAATCTTTTTAAAGTTTGAATATTTAAATCTATAGGTATTTCATCACTAGCTTCATAATATATATCTAGTTTTTCCTCATCAATTTTCTCTGCTTCGAAAACAGCTGGATTTGAAGTTGATAAAGCATTATTACCTTCTTCAATTTTTTGTTCTAAAAATTGAATTGCTAGTTTTATGTTAGGTTGTGGAGAGTTTGTAGGATCAAGAGTAGTACCAGCAGGTGTTGTGCTTGTTAAAGGATTTTTGTCTACTTCTATTATTGCAGTTAATCTACGATTTAAAGGATCTAAAAATTGATCAATTTTATTTTGGTCATAAGCTTGTCCTTGATCTTTTTTGTATTGTTCATCTAAAGCTTCTTGTCCATTAGCATAATTAAAACGCCATTCTAATTGACAATCTTTAATAGTATATACTTCGTTTGTGCCAATAAATTTAAATTTTTGACCAATATTTTGTAAATGATCAAGTGTTTTTTGGTTTTCAGATTCTAAATCTAATGTTACATTAGAATCGTATGGCCAATTACTATTACCTTCAGCTTTTCTATTGACATTCCAGTGTTCTGGGTGAATATTACCACCTACATAAAAAGCATTCGCCCAAATAGTTGACCAATATGCATTTCTAGATTTTGCAGTAAAATTTAATTCTTCAAAACAACCCAATAAAGATATCTCTATGTAATATCTACCTTCTTCATTTACAAAATTATCAGGTGATCCAATATCATTATAAGCTATATTACCACCACTACCATAAACATACGTTTGAGTATCATATGTATAATAAGGTAATTTTTCTCCTTTAGGTTTAGCGGATTCTGCTAATGCATCTACACTTACATGTTGCGTATCACTTATAAATACACCTAAACCATATCTTTTACTATATGGAGCTATTGGTGGGTAATTTCCCCAAGTATTATCGGGTGTGCTTTCTATTCTAATACTATTATTTGACCAAACTTTCTCTTTTATTTGTCTATAATATTGTAATCTATCAATAAACCAATACGTAGGTACTGTTTCTCCATTTGGTGTAGAAGATCCAAAACCTGAACTCCCAGTTGGTGAAAAAACTTTTTTCCAATCTTCATATGTATCTAATTCTGTTGTAGTTGCTGAAAAACCCGAGATCAAGTTTCCGTTAATATCATAATTTATATTACCACCTCCAGCAGCAATACTACCAAGAGCTGGATTACCACCGAGGTGTTCAGAAATACTATGAACATCAAACTCATGTATTTTTGTTTCTACAACGCTACTATTGAAAATTGTAGGTGCTATTTCTTTTCTTAAATCTTCTTTTGCTTCTATTTTTACAAAAAACTTACCTTGAAACTGAGGTCTTGGTAATCTTATTTTTTCAAAAAACTCTACTACAACATTACTATTTACACTAGTTGGACTGTCTGTAATCCAATCATCTTGATCTCTTATAGGTTCGTCTAATGTTACGTGATAGTTTTGTGATCCAGTGTTATCTAACGCAATTCTTCCGCAGTTATAGTATTTAGATTCTTGAACACCACCCACGTGAGAAGAATTAAGATCTATTATCGTAGTAAATTTAACAGCTAAATCTACTAAACCTTCAGCATCTAAATGTGTACCACCACCATAACCTGTTAAATTTGAATATCGTTTTTTCCAATCAGATTTTGATATTTTAAAACCAGTAGCCCCAATTTGAGGCACATGATCTCCATATTGAAATAAAGTATGTAATACGGTTCCAGAATCATCAGAGTGTATTGCTTTTTGTTTTCCAAGTGTTCTCCATGTTGTTCCAATAAACTCAGGAACTTCGTTTTTAATAGATATTGCTTTTGTGTTCATTTTTACTTCCACAGCATTATCACTATCAATACCTTTTTTTAATTCTAAAAAATCTCCTTCTTGTATTTTATTACGTTCACTAGAAGGAACAGCTATCCAAAAATCACCATTTTCAGCTTTATAAAAAGCATCAACGACAATATTATAAGATGGTAGTGAAGAATCTTTTACGTAATACTTATAACTTTTTGCCCAACTAGGAATTACACAATTATTTTCAATTAAAAAAGCTAAACTATTTTGAGATTCAACTTTTGAAATTTCAACACTACTATCAGCATTAGTAAAAATTGGACTTTCTCTTCCGTTATCGTCTACTAAAACAATTCCTAATTGATAATTTCTTTTAGACTTAATTGAGGGAAGCCCAGATAAAGGCTCTAAACTATAGTTTTCTACTATATCTGCTAAAGATCTATTAGCGTGAGAGACATTTAATTGAAAGTTTTTAGTATCAAAATCGTAAGAAGATAAATAATTTCCGTATACAATTCTATTACCAATTACTTCCTGAGATTTAGCAGCTAATGGAACAGCATCCCAAGGTCTTAGCATTTGATTTTCTGGAAGTACTCCTTTTATATTTTTAGGATTAAAATCATATTCTCCATCAAAAGCGCTTTCAAACCATGGTACTTGTATTGGAAAATCATTTCTTTTTATAGTATCTATAATATATATTAAAGGAGATCCTTCAAATTTAACTAATAAATCAACGCTTTCTACTGCTAAAGTATTATCTAAATCTATAAAATCTTTAAGTTTAACATTTGTAATAACATTTGACATACCAATGTTATAAGCAGTATCTTTAGTGTAATGAAATTTAGATGCTTCAAAAATTAAATCAGTAAATGGAGCAAATGCAGATACTTCTTTGTCAAGATATCTATATCTATAACTAAACCTAAGCATTTCGTTTTCAAACTTTTCAAAAGATCTTTCATCTAAAACAACTGAGAAAAAAGATGGACTTTTTGGAGTTAAAGTTGAAATTGATATTATTTTATATTGTATTATAGCTGTATTAGTAGCGTTAAAGCTAATATCTTCAATAACTAGTTTAACATCAAATTCATATGGTAAAGTTCTACTGTTATCTTCTATTGACTGCGTGTTTAAAAGTAACAAAACATCTCCTATTTCGTAATTTAATTTGCTTCCAACAAACGAAGAAATTTCTATTTCCCCTTGAAAACCAGCTGAAAATTGATTATAAGATGTATTAAAATTATATTCAGTTGTTCCTTTTGTTAAACCATCACGTTTGTTTCTAGAGTATTTAACTGTAAGTTTTTTTGTAGGTTTTCTTTTTATAACATTTATATCTTTAGATATTACGTTACGTAAAGGGGATGAAGATAAAGTATGATTAATTAATTTTGTTGGAGTTACTCCAGTCTGATCACTACCTTCTACACTTCTATCTATATTTATAACTTTAGGTTCATTTATATTATCTGTCCAAAACAACAAATCATTAACAATGTTAACGCTTGTAATTAGATTATTAGAATTAAACTGTAAACAACTACCTGTAAACTCTAATATATAAGGACTAGAATCACTAGGAATAAACCACATTAAAGGTGGTAAATTATCTAAAATTATATAGTTTTCTGGGCTAGATGGTCCTACTGATTTTACATATATTACTTTAGAATTTAATACAACATGGTTTCCTCCATACCAAATACCTGTTAGAGTGTCTCCTATTGATATGTTATTAATATTTTCATAAGGAATTCTTATTTTATCAGCAGCACCACCTTCAATTGGACGAACTCCTCCAAAATCTGAACCTGTAACAGAGTATATATAAAACTTTTTTCTATCTGTAAACACAACCATCTGCATATACGTTTTGGTTGTTTCGTCAAAAACTCTTTTAATTATATAATCTCTAACAACAAAATCTTCATAATTAAAATCAGATACTGGTAAATCATGTATTACATCTAAAAAATTTTTAGTTCTACCAGATAAAAACCAATAAGATGCATTTTGTCTTTCGTCAGAAAAAGAACCAACACAATCATACAACTGATCTTCCTCACCCCATGTCTCAACTATTGGTAATTCAATTGCTTTATTACCTAATAAATTTTCAATAGCACCAACGTTAGACTCATCTGATGTAGATATTTGTATATTCATAGCATCTACATATTGTCCTTTTGGAACAAGTCTTTCGTCAAGATCTTTATTCATCTTACCAGCAGTAAACTGGTTTTTAATCTCTGGCATATACTAGTGTTTTATTTGCTTAGATTTACCTCTAAGTACTTGAGTTATTTCTTCTAATTTAATATTTGATAACCTTAATTTTGCTTGTCTCATTGCAGCTCTTCTTTCTTTTTTAAGCATCATAAGTTGTCTTGCTGGTACATTAGCTCTAGTTGATAGTATTGCATACATAATACATTTATACATAGCCTCTTCCGCAAACTTATGTACAACAGCTTGGTTATCTGAACTCATACTATCAGTTATGTATTTTAATATTACAGTTTCTCCACTTAAATTAGAACTAAAATGAATAAAATTCGTGAGAGGATCTATGTAATATGAACCATTTGTATGCGCGTGTTGAGGATCTAATCCATATCTTTGGCCATTGTGTGGCCAATAAGTATCGTCTTCATAATCATCATTATTATTTTCAGATGGAGTTGTGCCTTTATAGTTACTCCAAGTTGTAGAATCAATAGATCCACCAGTACTTAAATTATTTTGATACGTTGGATATGTTCTACCATCTGTTCTTTGTGTAATAATTACTCTTTCTAATAAACCAACCCAAGTTTCATCAACAACTTCAATAATTAAACATCTTTCATTGTCATAATCACCATGAGCTGTTGTTAATTTTTGATAATAAGTAGATGTGTAATCTAAACGCATAGTAGCACTTGTATCTCCAGCACCAACCGCAAATGGAGTATAATCCTTTACACCTCTTTCATAACCATGAGTCCATCTATCGCCTTTATCTCCAAATAACATTACTTTGAATTTACCTTGAGCAGTAGCGTTGTATCGTAATTTAGAAGTGGAAAATCTTATAGCATAAACTTTACCATTTTTTAAATCTGGTAAAGGTAATTTCATTTGTATACCTTGTGCTACTGTACTTGTGTTAGTTCCACTATTATTAACACTCCCACCTATAATAGCGCCTGAGTTAAATTTATAATTATCTGACCAAGTAAATGTATCACCTTCATTGTCTGTATCAAATGTCCAACTGTCAGCGTTATAAGTAAAATGTGATTCATCATGACTACCAACTATATTTCCTTGAAATTGTGGGTTTGAAGTTTTGTTAGTTGGGTATATAGGATGTTCTATTCCAGAACTATCAACCCGAACTACTTTAGTATAATTAATATAGTCGTGTGGTAAAACATCTTTAAGAGAAGGTGGTACTGTCATTTCCCAAGATTTGGTAGATAAAAGCACATCATAAGAAAGTTCCATTAAAGCTCTTTTTGTATGAAACTCAACATCTATTGGACTAACTTTAGAAATAAGTTTATCTTCACCAACATAAGCGATCATAAAATTAGCTACTAATTCTTGTAAAGTTACAAACTGATAATATCCAGCATAACCAGTTGAATAATAACTATAATCTGTTGTGATATAATTTATTCTTCCCATTTCTTATTGTTTTTGTTGTTGAGTATTCACTGTTTCCATACCTTGAGCCATTTGAACAAGACCTTGTTGTTTTATAGAGATACCAGCGTATTTTAATATTTTATAAACCAATTCGTTTTCTTCAGAATGATGTAGTTGAAAATCTTGATAAGAATTATTATTAGGATCATACATTGCTTTTCCATTTACAACAACATATGTCCAACTAGGTTTATCTGGTTGTTTTATATACTCATAACTAAACTCTGTTATACCTTCTCCATACACAGTAATTTGCCCTTGTCTTTTAGTATAAACAGAACATGCCGCAAGACTTTCTGGCGTAAGTAATCTTGATTTGTACATAAACTTCATTTTATCGTATTCTATTGGTTCACAAACATTCCCTTTGTTATCCCAAACGGTACCTAATTGATATAAATTAGTTTGTACATTACCTGGATTACTAGATGATGTTCCAGTTCTTTTAAATACATTAATTTTTTCTTCTATATACTTTGTTATATCTGCGTATTCTTCAGAACCTCTATTTACACGAGAAAATTGATTTAAATCATAAAAATATTGATCAAATATTTCGTTTTGAGCTTGGTCAGCAAACAAATTAAATTGTTGAGGTGTAATATAACCTCTTTGTTCTTTATTAGCAAATGCTAAAACTTTTTGATATACTGTATTTATATTTACTGCCATAATTTCTTTTTAATTATTATAAGGAAAAAATCTATTTAAAGTATCTTTTCGTTCTTTACAACCACAATCTTTACCTGTTGCTTTAGAAATCTTATCTACAACTTTTTTTATCCCTGTAGCTTTTGTGAATTTTTCTATTGAGTCGCCTAATCCTTTTGATTTTTTCTTTTCCATATAATTTATTTGTAGTTTGTAATCGCCCCGTAGGGCGACTACCACTACAGTTAGATTAATTTAATCTTTTTTCAATATTGGAGTAGATCTCCATTCCTTCATCAGTTTTAAACCAAGCAGCTAAAGCTGAATAAGGATGTTCATCAAATGGAACATTCATTAGTTTTCTATCATTAGAAGCCCAAGTAAATGTTCTTTGATCTGGAGATAGTTTGATAATACCCAATTCAGTTGCTTTAATACCAAAATTTCTAAGCTGAACATTATCATCATTTACTAACTCTAAGAATAATTCAGGGTTTCTTTTAGCGTATAATAATAAATCTCTTTTTAGTTCTTTAGAACTCATCTCTGACACTTTAGAACCAACTTCAACTCTCATAATAGCTTCAGCCATATCTATATCAATGTTTTTAGCAGTATTTAACGCTTCTATTTCCATTTCCAACCAAGCTATTTCACTTGTTGCTACCGCGACTGGTTTTTCTTCATAGAAAATTTTATCTCTATCAGGATGGTATAAAGAAAGTAGTTTTTGTAAAACTGTTTTTTCTTTTTCAACAATTAGCATACCATTTCTAAAAATAATATGCTCTAATCTTTGATCACCATTCATTTCATCAACGAAAACTGTTTTTTGGTTTTGACAATACTTAAGTTCTCTTTCATAACCTTTTTCTTGATCGAACCAATGTATATTAGCAGCTCTTACAGATCTTGATACAGGTTTTTTATTTCCTTTTAATCTGTATATTCTATCTTTTAATTCCCAACCGTCGTTTAGTATTAAATTTTTCTTTTCAACTCTTTTTGGTTTTGGGGTTTCTATTTCTAGTGTTTCAACTTTTGGTTTTTCTACAACCGGTGGAGTTGTTTCCACTTCTATATTTTTTGTTTTTTTTGCCATAATATAATATATAATAAAATTAATAAAAAGAAAGGGTCGAGGCCGAAGCCTCGATCCTTAATATAAATGCTTAGTTCATTAACATGAAATTGTTAGCACCTTGTACAACTAAACATCTTTCAGATAAATAGTGTACTTGCATTGCATCAAGCGCAGATGTAGCAGCACCAACAGAACCAGTAACCCAAGTTTTTAATCTTCGGTCATCAGTTTGTGAAGCTCTATATCTAACATGTAAGAAAGGACGTTTAAGGTTCTTTCCTAAACTTTGGTCATAAACTGAAGAAGTACCAGCTGGAATAATAACACCACGGATAGCTGCGCTACCTGCTGCGTCATTAATACCACCTCTTGTAGCTTTGTCATTTAAGTATCTGAAATCAGACTTGTAGAAGTCATAAGAACCTCTTCGGAATCCAGAGAAACCTAAATTAAGTGCCATATCTTCAGAGTTATCGAATACACCGTAAGATGTACCACCAGCACCGTAAGAATTCATTGAAGCTAGCATATCATCTATAGCAAGAGACGTAGCTCTATTAACAAACATCATGTTTTCTTCAATAGCACCATTTTTATCAAACTCTGCTAAAATAGCATCAAACTCCGCTAAATCAGTAGCAGCGTTAACACCAGTAACACCAGAAGTTAAATTACCTCTAGCTTCAATAGCAGCGAATAAACCTTCAGTACCAACATTAGTACCACCATCTGCAGAACCTCTAATTTGCTTATTAGCAAAACCAATAGCAGAGTTACCAACAGCTTTTTCAGCTTCAATCATACTCATTTCTAAGTAATCAGTAAAACGTGCTCTTGTATCACCTTCAGCTTTTAAGTACCATAAGTATCCGTTTTGACCTTCTTCACCTGTAACTTCAACCCAACCTACTTGAGAAGCGTCAGATCCTGAAACTTCGTAGTAGTCTTTCATAATAATTGGCTTGTTGTCAAAATGCTTGAAAGTAGGTGTTAAAGCTTCTCTTCTATCAGAGTTATGAGTACCAGTAATATCAGAGTAAGACTGACCTTTACCATATTCAGAACCAATAACTAATACAGTAGCAGAAGCATCAGTAAGACCAGCAGCAGTTAAAGTTGCCTCTGAATAAGGTTCAACTGAAACAACATTTGAGTCTGGAGTTTCAACAACTAATGCTTTAACAACCTTACCAGATTGTGCTATTAATACTGTATCATTAACTCTAATACCATGCTTTCTAGCAGTTGTAGAAGAAGAACCCATTGTAGTATCTCCATCTATATCAGCTTGAATTGCTAAAGTACCATTTGTATCACCAACACCAACTACGTTAGCAGTGTATGATAAATGTAATCTTCCTTGTTCAGACCAAACAACCTGATCGGATGTCATAGCCTCTTCAGCTCCTACTTGCGAAAGAAATCCTGAGATAGTTCTGTTTCCAAAAATCTCAGCTTCTTTTTCCATAAGATCTGGTAAATATTGTTGCGCCCAGTCGTTCGTACCAGTCGTAAAATCGATGTAATTCGATGCTAACGTTTGCTGTTGAGCAGCTGGAGCAATAGTTCCCGCAGGAACACTTGTAATTGCCATAATTTTAAATTTTTAAATTGTTATTTATTGTTTTTAATTTTAAACTTAAAATCAGAAGAATTATCACCTAACACTTTAAACTTCATACCTCCAGTCTCAATGTTACCATGACTTTGCCTTGGATTCATATCTACGTTTTTAGCTTTAGCAACACTATTTTTCATAGCGTCTGCTTTACCTTGTTCATAAAAGTGTTTTGCGATAGCATCTGCGTTCATTGCTGTATATAAAGATTTGTGATAACCCGCGGCATCTGACATTTCATTTTTTTCGTTCAAAAACTTTTTGACAAAATTATTAATATCACTTTGGGTATTCTTAACCTCGTTAGCATTGTTTATATTAAATCTATATTTTTTATCACCAACGTTGTATTCAAAACCTTTGAACTTGTTGTTAAAAACAGAATCTGTTTTCTTTAAAAAATTAGACTTTTGTGCATCTGCTTGTTTTTTAGTCTCTTCTGACTCTTTGTTGTATCTATTAAAGAAGTCCCAAGCTTTTTGTTGTTCAAGCGTAAGCTTTGAACCAGCTTTGATTTCTTCATAGTATTTAGACTTTTGCCCGTCTAAGTGGCTTTTAGCGCTGGCAACTTGCTCTTTTAACGCTAATTTTTTTCTTTTAATATCTTTTTCATCATCTTCTTCTTCGTCGTAAGAAAATGAATCTTCCATAAGGAAGCTTATTTCATCATCGTTTAAATGTGATTTAGTTTGTTTATAATATTCTCTTAATAAAGACATATCATCTAGTTTACTATAATCTTGGTTTAAACGAACATAATCATTTAAATCACCACCAGTTTCTTCCATAAAATCCATTAATTTTTGAATATTCTCTGGTAATGGTTTACCGGTTTCTAAGTTTTCTTTAATAGCTTCTTCTGCTACATCAGCTATTTCTTCAACTTCTTCTTTAACTTCTTCTTCAGTAATTTCTTCTAATACTGGAGTTTCTTGTGTTTCATTTTCCGGTTGTACTTCTTCTTGTTCTTGTGTGGGCTCGGCATCTTCAGACTCTGCAACCACTCCGCTGTCGTCAGTGTTATCTTCTTTAGTTTCATTTTTTTCTTCTTTTGGTGTTGGTGGTTTACTTAAATCTACTTTTATAACACTATCGTCATCAGCGGATTCAAATTTACTTTCTTCAACTTGTTCAGTTGTTTCTTGGGTAGTTTCTTCAACTACTTTTTCTTCTTTTTCTTCCATAATATAATATAATAATAATTAATAAATTCTAACTAGGTTCAAAACTACCTAAATCAAATCCTCCACTTAGTATATCATTACCTGCAGACTCAAAGTTTTTAGGTGGTTTTCCACTATTTCTTTGTTCAATCATTTCTGATTGTTGCGTAGCTTGTATTTTTGTTCTTTCGTCTTTACGATCTTCTTTTTCTTTTTCTCTTTGTTTCATTCCATCAACTTCTAAGTTTTTCAACTGCATGTTCATTTGAAACTCTAGTTGCATTAATTCTTTTTTATAAGCAACTTCTTGCGCCATTTTTTGTTGCTCTAACTGTGATTTAACTTGTTCTAACTGCGCTTCGCTTTGTGCTAATGCTTGGTTTTTTTGAACATCTACTTGTGCAGCGGCTTGAGCTGCTTGTGTATTAGATTGTGATTGTGCTTGGATATTTTCTAATTGTAACTGTCTGTCTTTTTCTTGTTTTTTCTTTCTACGTATTTTTAACATTTGGTTTGCTAATTTTACGTTTTTAATTTCTCTAAGATCAATCGCGTCTTCAAGTTCTATACTTTTTTGTTGTAAAGCCATTTGAATATTATTTTCAAGTCTAGCTTTTTCTTCTTCGTCTGGCATTAAATCTATAAATATACCAAAGTCATATAAGTGTAGTTCTGACATTTCTTCTAACGTAGCAACGTTATGCGCGCCAATAGCTTGTATAAAAGCGTTTCTAGTTGGGGAATACTCTATAATATCTGATATTCTTAGAGATAAACACTCAGCAGTTTCAGCTGTTAAATATAAACCGGCTTGTAGAATATGTCTTGTCGCTGTGTTACTATTTGCTGCTGCTAATTTTTGTACACCTACTAAAGCATTTTTGTCTGGCATGCTACCATCTCTAGCTTCGTTAAGTCCAGTCACGTCTCTTATCATTTGTAAATAATAATTATAATTACCAATAAGAGCTTGTATTTTGTTTCCACCAGATCCTGAAGTAATTTCTTGAATAGGTACTTTACCTGGATTTAAATCTCCATCTTGAGTAAACGATCTACCAATAACGCTACCTGTTTGGAAGAACATGTTTAAGGCTTCTTGTGGATTATAATTAGTACCATTACCTAAATCAATTTCAGCTAAACCATCAGCATCTAAATAAACACCATCTGGCACCATACGAGACATTACTTGTTGAAGTTTTAAATGCGTTAATTGAATCATATCAGCAAAACCCGTAATACGTTTTACTAATGAATCTATTTTACCATTATACATTCTTGGAGCTACAATAGCATAATTCATTTTAACTTTTGTAAAATCACTTTTAGGTCGCATCATATTTTTAGACATTTCCCATTTAAGTAGTTTATTAGTACCTAAAATTACAGCACCATCATATAAACACTCTATAGATCTTAATAATCTTGAGTATCCACCCTCTTTGTTTTCTGGTGGATTAAAAGAATCATCTTTAGGTATTATTTTATCAGCACCTGTTCCAGTTTCTTTTATTTTATATACCTCATTCATATAAGTTTTATAATTAAAATACAAAACTTGAATTTTATTATTATCTTCTTTATTATAAGTGTGTCTTGAGTTATAATTAGATCTATTATTAGGTTTATTTTTCATTATATCCTCTAAATCACTTTCCGTTAAATGAGGAAATTGTTTTGCTAATTCATTTACTGGTATAGATTTAACTTCACCAACATAATATATATCATCAAAATAAGGAGAATCGCTATAAGAATAAACTAAATTAGCAGGATCTACATAATCAATAATAACACCTTCTGATGTATTAAAAGAAGTTTTTACAGCACCTATACCTAATACTGTTAAATCATAATAAAATCTTTTCTTTATTAATTCATACTTATTACCTTCAAACAATACATTTAAAGCTTGTTCTTCTGCTAATTCTACAGCTTGTTTATAATTAAGCTGCATATGTAATCCTAATTCTTCCTCTGTGTCTGGTAATGTTTGTGGATCGTTTTTTGCTAAAGATATACCGAAAGCTTGTTTTGAAAATGCATTTAATTCTTTTGTTCTCATGTCAGCAAGCATAGATTCCATATATTCTGTACGTTTACTAACACCATATTTATCTTGTGAAAATGCTTTTATATCATATGTTCTTTCAGCAATACCATTTACAACAATATCTACAAATTTAGATATAATTGGAACAGGCTTCCAATCTAAATTTAAATAGGACAAATCACCATTTATAGATAACTCATCCTTATATTTTTGTATAGACTGCTCGCCTCTAGCGTACAATCTTAAATTATGAAAATTATTTTGATTAGAAGTATATTTACTAATACTTCTATCATTATTAAACCATTCTGTTTCAATAGCTTTAGCTACTTTTAAACCATAATCATAGCTTAATTTTTCAGCATCACTTACTGTTTGACTTGGAAAATAACTTTTAATGCCAGAGTATGCCATATTATTTGATTATTTGTGAATTAACTCCATTATTATTATATTTGGAGATATTTATATTTAGTTTTGGTTTTTCAACTTTTACATTTGGCGCATATAAATGTCTATTGTTAGCCATAATAGCTAACCCAGAGCTTATTGTTGCGTCAAATTTTGTTCTTTTGTTTATATCGAATTTAGCCCAGTCATTTAATAATGAATTAAAATATAAATCACCAAAAGTACCATCTTGTTTTATACCAACATGGTCTTGGATATACATTTCAATAGCTGCTGCGTGAGCTTGTTTTATATCTTCTGAAGAATTAGGTATTCCTCCAACTTCTTTTTCTGCTACAGATAGCTTATTCCAAACTTTATCAGGGCGATTCATACTAAACCCTCTGTAACCTCTTCTTCTTAAGTAGTATAATAATCTTGGTTTATTATTCTCCGCAAGTATTGGCATTCCATAAAATACTAATGCCATTAAAACATCTTCAAAGAATATTTCTGCCGTAGGTGGTCTTGATAAGTATTCTAAAAAGAAGCTATTCGCAGGAGCGTCCTCCATACTAAACCTGGTTAAGCCGTGTAATGCTCCTTTAGAA